GAGCTAGTAAAGATCGTGTACTGGTTGGTTGTGATGCTGATGGTTTAGAGTTACGAGCACTAGCAGGATACCTTAAAAAATATGATGGAGGTGTATATGCCAAAGCAGCAGTCGATGGCACTAAGGACAAGGGAAGTGACGTTCACTCCCTCAATAGAGATGCACTTGGACTATCATCAAGAGATACTGCAAAGACTTTTTTCTACGCTTTCATTTACGGGGCAGGGGATCAGAAGCTTGGTAAGATTCTTGGGGGTGGTGCAAAGAGAGGTAAACAGGGAAGAACTGCCCTGTTATCTGGAGTCAGCGGTCTTATGGAGCTTACCGAAAAGGTTAAGCAAGTGTTCAGGAGACGAGGGCATCTCATTGGTCTTGACGGTAGGAAACTACACATACGTTCAGAACACTCTGCTTTAAATACATTGTTACAAAGTGCAGGTGCTATTCTTATGAAGAAGGCTTTAATCTTACTAGATGAACGTCTGAAAAAGCACTACAAAGAAGGTGACTATGAGTTTGTAGCTAATATTCACGATGAGTTTCAAATAGAGGTTAAAGAAGAGTATGCAAAAGACATCGCAGTACACGCAACTGAAGCTATTTCCAGAGCTGGAGAATACTTTGAATTTGGCTGCCCACTTTCCGCAACTAGCCATATTGGAAAAACATGGGCTGAAACACATTAAGACTTTAGAAGATTTGATTGTGTTTATGCGACAAATGAATGTGGTAGTACAGAAAGCAAATCCATATCCTAGGAAACACAATCGTAAAGCTTATGAAAGATATTTTCATAAGGTTAGAGCTGGATTTTTTGCTTGGTTATTTGATTTTACTTGTCAAGATTGTGGTTTAAGAAATGAAACTAGGTCTTTACATTTTCATCATGTGGTTCCTAGTGATAAAGAATTAGCTATTATACAAAACTCAGGGATGAAAGATAAAATAAAATTATTTAAAGAAATATTAAAATGTGTTTATGTATGTGAAAATTGTCACTACCAAAGACACGCTGATATGGGAGATTTAGATGAAGACTTCAAGACTATTAATAGACGGAGACATACTTACATACAGAACTTGTTGGGCTGTCCAGAATGAGGTAGAGTGGGAAGATGGTATAGTTACCACAGCTGTTAATTTAGAAGAACTAAAAACACAAGCTGATATTTCTATCCGGTACTGGCAAGAAAAGATTGGTATCTCTACAACTATTATTTGTTTCTCACCAAAAGGGTCAAAATATTTTCGGCATAAAATTTTAGAGGAATATAAAGGTAACAGAAAAGCTACAAAGAAACCTTTAGGATACCATTTTCTAGTGGAGTATCTTAAAAAAAATTACACCACCTATACGTTACATGAGTGTGAAGCTGATGATGCTTTAGGTATCTTAGCTACCGATGGAGGATATTCTAGAAATGTTATTGTTAGTATTGATAAAGATATGTTAACAGTACCATGTGAATACTTTAACATGGATACTGAGGTAACTGAGACTGTTACTGAAACTCTTGCAGATTATATGCACTTGTATCAAACACTAGTTGGAGACAACACAGACAACTACAAAGGATGTCCTGGTGTTGGCCCTAAGAAAGCAGTAGAGATACTTGAAACTCCTACTTGGGATAGTGTGCTTGCAGCATTTCATAAAGCTGGTCTAACTGAAGAGGACGCTTTAGTACAAGCACGAGTAGCTAGAATATTAAGAGCTGATGATTATGACTTTAAAAATGAGGAGGTAGTTTTATGGGAGCCGTCAAGAAACTAATGTATTGTGAAGAATGTGGACAAGAAGATGATGATCACATGGCTTATTGTAAGAAGCTTGGAGAAGACCAGTTGAATGATCAATGGAAAGGTGGTAGTACTAACATACGTCCTAGTTACTATGCTAAATATAAGATTGATCCTTGGACATTTATTATTGAGAACCAACTAGGCATGGACGTAGGTTCGGTAGTTAAATATGTAGTACGACACCGTGATAAGAATGGTGTTGAAGATTTAAACAAAGCAATAAAATGTATTGAGATGATGAAGGAGTATTATTATAATGAAAAAAGTTAATGAAATACCTGAAACACCACATAAAACACCAGTTTGTGACCACTTAGAGTATCTAATAGCTAATAACAATGTTCAGGTTGATGACTGTTATTTTGATGAACTGTATGGTATTGAATGTGGCTATGTAACAGAGGAACAGTCTGGTTTTTATAAGGAGAATGTAGGAGATGAATAGAGTTAGAGAGTTTCACGAGAAGATGGAGTTAGCCATTGATCAACCTTACAGCAAAGAGTTAATGAACTTTAGGTTACGGCTCATCTTTGAAGAGATACAAGAACTGGCAAGTGCAGCTCTTGATATTGAAACTACTACTAATACAGAAGAACGTAATGTTATGATGCAAGACTTACTTAAAGAAATGTGTGACGTTGTGTATGTGATTAAAGGTATGGCAGTATCATTTGGTATGGACTTTGATAAAGCATTTGAGTTAGTACATAAGTCTAACATGAGTAAGCTACCACTAATTAAAGATGCTAATGGAAAAGTTCAAAAGGGACTTAACTATGAACCACCTATATTGGAGGGCTTAATTAATTGACTAAACCATCAGTAAGAGCACAAGTAATAACAAGACGTACCTACAATAGACCTACGGAGACAGGCTATGAGACGTGGGAACAGACTGTAGATAGAGTTATAGATCACCAGAACTGGCTGTGGAATAGAGCAGCTGGTACTGAGTTTGGTATTGGGCCTGAGTTAAAAGAGTTAAGGCAGTTGATGTTAGAACGTAAGGTTATGGTATCTGGTAGGACACTATGGTTAGGAGGAACTGATCTCTCTAAGAAAAGAGAAGCTAGTCAGTTTAATTGTGCTCATCTTAAAGTGGAGACTATACACGATGTCGTTGATAGCTTGTGGTTGTTGTTGCAGGGATGCGGAGTTGGCTTTACGCCAGTTGTCGGTACGTTGTCAGGATTTACATCCCCAATCTCCGAAGTTCAAGTTATCCGCTCTAAGAGAACCAAGAAAGGAGGACATGAAGGAAACAAAGAATCTTTCGATGCCGATACCAGGACTTGGAAAATTACAGTTGGAGACTCCGCTGAAGCATGGGCAAAAAGTATCGGTAAGCTTCTCGCTTACAAAGGGAAAGCTACAAAGTTCGTACTCGATCTCACACAACTCAGACCTTCTGGCCTCCGATTGTCTGGTTATGGATGGATCAGCTCAGGAGATGCTCCCCTTGCAAAGGCGTTTTCCGCAATCGTTGGGATTTTAAATAAGAAGTCTGGACAGTTACTAAGTAAGATGGATATATTGGATATAATGAACTGGTTAGGAACGGTGCTATCTTCTCGTAGGTCAGCTGAGATAGCTTTGGTTTACCATGATACTCCAGAGTGGGAAGCTTTTGCTAGAGCTAAAGATGATCTAACATCTTCTCCCCACCGTTCTCAATCTAATAACAGCGTAGTCTTTTGGAAGGAGCCTACTGATGCACAACTGGGACAGGTCTTTGAGATTATTAAAGAAAGCGGAGGTTCAGAACCAGGAATTATCAATGGGAAAGAAGCAAGAAGAAGAGCACCTTGGTTTTCAGGAGTCAACCCATGTGCCGAAATCCTCCTTGGAAATAAAGCTTTCTGTAATCTTACCGAAGTCGATGTTGGAAAGTTTAGGGACGATAACGGAGGACTCGATAGGGCTATCTATGTTACAGCTAGGGCGAACTATAGGCAAACATTGGTCAACCTTGATGATGGAATCTTACAAAGAACATGGCATGAGAACAACGAATATCTCAGACTGTGTGGAGTTGGGCTTACGGGGATCACCACACGAGAAGACCTTAATGAATACGATTATAAGAGATTTAAAAACATAGCAGTACATGGAGCCTACTCAATGGCAGATGAGTTGGGTACTCAACGTCCTAAGAATGTTACCACTATTAAACCTAGTGGAACATTGAGTAAGATTATGGATACTACTGAAGGATGTCATAAACCTATCGGTAAGTATGTGTTTAACAATGTAAATTTTTCTGTGAATGATCCTATGTTGCCTAAGCTTAGGGAAGCAGGGTATCATGTGGTTACTAATCCTGTGGATGAGCATAATGTTATTGTTACTTTTCCTGTAGCTTGGGAGAACATTAGATTTTCTAAAGAAGGAGATAAGTATGTTAATAACGAGACGGCTATTGAACAGCTGGTACGCTACAAGTTACTCATGGATTCTTACGTTGAACAGAACTGCTCGATTTCTGTTTATTATAAAGAGGATGAGATCCCTGCTATTAGAAATTGGATTAAAGATAATTGGTCTAGCTACGTTGGTGTTAGCTTTCTTCCCATTACTAATACCGTCTATTCGTACCTACCGCAAGAAGTTGTAACAGAAGAAGTATACAATGAGTATGTTTCACAGTTAACTGATGTAGATTTTAGTGATACTGATAGTTCACATGAACTAGAAGATGATGAATGTGTTACTGGTGTGTGTCCTACTAAATAATTATGCGGAGTACAGGCTCCGCTTATTTCGGGTCTTTAGGAGAGCCTTTCATGGATTTTGAGAATGATATAGTTATTACCAATGGTCTAATTAGAATTTTAGAAGATAGATTTGGGTCTCATTTAGTTTACTCTTGTGATACTTGGGATGAAACTTGTGAACTTAAAGGTCAACTTAAAATTTTACATTGGTTAAAAGATAAACAGGAAGAATTAAGAGCAGCACAGTTTAAAAATACAGAACAAATTACTATTAATACAAGTTAGGAGAACATAGTGTTACACTTATTGTCTGTCCTTATGTGTGGGGGAGCACCTAGAATACCTCCCCCTCCCCCACCCCCTCCTCCTCCACCTCCCCCTCCTAGCC